TAGGGGAACGCGCCAGCTCCCCCGAGAGGGGGAGCTTTGGAAGACGGAAGGAGGTGAAGAGGATGGCGGCGGTTTGCATTGCAGTGGTCTGGATCGGGATGGTGGCAGGCACGGTGCTGATGGGACTGACGGCAAAAGAACAGCTGCGCTGGTATGTGTGGTACGCGCTGTCGGTGAGTGTGGCTGCAACAGCAGAAATGCTGCTGATCGCGGGATCAGCGAAATGAGTTGAGATCGGCCTGCATGGCAAAAATGAGTTCTGATTTTGCATCGATCAGTGCCTGAAGCTCAGCTTCAGAAGGCTTTGCGGGACAGGAAAGCAAAGCGGATGTATAGCTGCTGATAGCAGTTTGCAACGGCGTATCAGACAAGACCAGCGCCCGGGAAGAAGCATCGAGCAGTTTTTGCGTGTCCTGCAAATTGAGCGGATGAGAAACAGACGCACAGACAGAGAGAAAATTCTGGTAGGCATCTGTCCGGGCATGAAAAAACAGTTGAGCAGATGATTTTCTATACTCGGCGCGGTTGTTGATGGCTGCTGTGATCCACGGTGCAATCAAAGCGAAAAGCGCGGTGAGTGAAGACAGAACTAAAGTGAGCTGTGTGGTGTCCAAATGAAACACATCCTTTCTTTTTGCTGATTGTAGCACAAAGAAGGGAGACGGAACAAGGAGGTGAAGAAGATGGAACATGAAAAAGCCCGCATGAAGCGGGCACAGAGAAAAGCGCTTGTGAACTACGAAGGAAACCGGAGCTTTACTGCAGCATACCGAGATTGCCTGCTGCCAGAAGGGCAGAGCAGGGACGAAACCACAGTTTTTGTGGAGGATGACCCGCTGTGTGCGGCGCTGGATGAACTGTGTGCAACATTGAACGACTGGTATGGAACCATGCACAACCCGTGGCAGCGGGAGGACAGGGAATACCGGAAAATGCTGGCAGAGAACTTACGCAGCAAGCTGCGGGAGGTCACCGCGGACGAACCGGGTAAGGAATCGTAGCGCGAAAGAGATGGCCGGATGGGAGACGGAACAAGGAGGTGAAGAGGATGGTGGCAGGGTTCATTCTGGAATTTTTGCTGCTGCTGGTGAGCATGGGGCTGATGCTGGCAAGCTGCGTTGAAAAGAGCTGGAACATGGCGATGATCGCTTATGTGCTGTGCGCTCTGGCAGCGGCCATTATTTCAGCTTTATGGTTCGCAGCGCTGACAACTCCTGCTGCATAGCGATCTGGGCGGAGACCTGCGCATGGGTGAGCCGGGTGACAGACGGATCCGAACGGTCGTGCGCAAGTTCGACAAGAGCCTGACCGTAAAGGCTGAGAGCCTCGCGGGAAGGTTCGGTGCAATAGAGAACAGCGCAGGACAGGGCGCTGAAGTAAAGTTTGGAGGCTTCCAGCCGGTAAGCTGCATGGCTGTTGAAACGCGCTGCCAGCCATGTGATGATCACATTGAGCAGAGCGGCAAGGCAGGAGACCAGAGCTGTGATCGAAGTGATAGCAGCAATGGTCTGAGAATCAAAAGAGAACAAGAAAAACACATCCTTTCTTTTTGCTGATTGTAGCGCAAAGACGGGAGACGGAACAAGGAGTGTACGAAAATGGAACGATACATGATCCTGATCCGGACGGACGGCACGGGCCGCCTGATCCGGTGCGACGACGGAGACACCTGCAAGCTGGAGACGCTCCAGCAGCTGGTGGGCGGCCTGATCGAGACGGCAGACAGCTGCCTGGAACCGGGATGGGCCCGGGAGCCGGTGGACAGCATCCGGCTGATCGTGAACGAGGAAGGCCTGCTGCAGGAGCTGCCGGTAAACTGGAAGGCGATGGAGCTGTACCAGTACGGCTATATGAGCGGCATCGTGGGCACGGCAGTGCTGGCGGCTGCACGCGGGGATGAGCTGATCGGCTTTGCAAAGCCGGTGTGCGAGACCATCTGCGCCGAGTGGGGCATCCGACTGGGAGGTGAGGAGGCATGACCGACCGGAACAATGCCCCGGCGGGGCGGCTGGTGCAGACCATCACAGAGCAGGAGGAGTGACGGATGCGGGAAGCGAAGATCCGGGGGACCTTTATGCAGATCCCATACTGGAGGCTGCGGGCGCGGTTCCGGGCCTGCGGGTACCGGGACAAGGAAGTGGCGGCGGGCATCGGGATGTCGCCGTATGCGCTTTCCGGACGGCTGAACGGCAGCCAGCGGTGGCGCAGCGATGAGATCGAGGCGGTGTGTGAGCTGCTGGAGATCGGGCAGGAAGAAATCGGGGAGCTGTTTTTCCCGGAGGTAGAGCAAAACAAAAAGCCCGCCGGTGCTGAGAACACCGGCGGGCTACGAGTGAAAGCGATCTGACAAGAGCCGCTATCACCAGAAGTATAACGCAAACGGAGGTATTTTGCAATGAGAATCAAATCGACGGTATGGCACTGGCTGGCGGTGGGAAGCCTTTGCGCCGGACTGCTGTGCGGCATGGGGCTGGAAGGCAACGCTCAGGTGGGGGCACCCATCACGGACGGGCAGTTTGTGACGGCCATGGTGCTGGTGCTGGCGGCCGGGCTTTTTATGCGGCTGGGCTTTGCGGCCCAGGAGCAGGAGGAAAAGGCCAAACACCGGGCGCACCGGCAGCCGGAGAACACCGTGAAAGCCGGAAAGCGGAAGGTGGGGTGAGCAGGATGCGTTACCGTGTGCACATTGAGATGAGCCGGGACGGCTACCCGCTGCGGCTGCAGACGGACTTGCTGGTGGGCGGCAGCAGCCAGAGCGTGGCCAAAGCCAGAGCGCTGGAGCTGGCACGGGAGCAGCACCCGGAGTGCGACGACTTCCGGGTGTACCATGTGGAGGAGCTTGGCAAATGCAAAAAGACACTGTAAAGACGTCGGTGGTGACACTGCTGGCAGCCGTGCACTATCACAAAGAAGAAATCGTACGGGACACGCGGGACGCGCTGAAAGCGGTAGAGGAGCTGCCCGGTGGGGAGCAGGAAGCTGCCGTGAAGGGCCTGTGCGAAAAGCTGGAAGAGGCAAAAGCACTGGTGTTTGCCTGGGCGAACGACCACGGGGAACCGTGAAGAGAAAAGGAGCAGAGCATGGAAGGAAATATCGAGATCACCATAAAGACGGTGCCCGGCGGGCGCGTGCTGACCAACGTCAATGGCAAAAAATGCAGCGAGAAAGATGTTTTGGAGGTGCTGACGGCGAGCTTTTGCGCGACGGTAGCAGACTGCATGAAGAAGGTGCCGCAGCGGATGCGCCGGCAGCGCTGCAAGGAGTTTGGGCAGATGATGGAGAATATGCTGCTGGCTATGATGAACGGCGGGGCGCGTGTGGCACAGCGGTTTGAAGGCCGGGATGCGGAGTTTATCAAGGAGCTGATGAAGCGGCAGGGAGAGGTACAGGACGAATGACACAGCAGGAGTACGAGCAGAAGCTGGACGCGGCGCTGGAAGAGCTGGACTGGCAGAACCCGGGCAGCAGGGAGAGCGACGCACACAAGGTGCTGGAGGCTGCCTCGGTGGACAAGAGCCTGAGCCTGGACGAGTGGATGCAGCTGTATGAGAGATACCGGAAGGCGGTGAAGAAGCTGTGAAACAGAAGATGAGCCTGCGGCAGAAGATTGACCTGACGCGGGACGGCACGGCGGAGATGACGCGGTGGTGCATCATTATTGCGCTGCACCAGGGCTTTGGCGTGGGCAGCGAACGGCTGCGGAAGCTGGAAAGACGCACCGAGGAGCTGGGGTACGAGAGCCTGAGCGTGGCCATGACGGCCAACGACAAAGGGATGCCCAGCACGGACAAGAGCCTTGCCATGCGGGAAGGCTGGCTGCCGGAGGGCGTGGACCCGGTGTTCCGGGTGCCGATCCTGCGGGCACCGAAAAACCGGAAAGAGCAGCAGCTGCGGATGGCGGGAAACCAGGCGGCGGGCATGGTGTGGACCCTGTACGCCAAAGCCTGCATGGACGTGCTGGGGTACAGCACAAAAAGGCTGACCCGGCTGCGGGAAGAAGCGCTGGCAAATTACCGGCAAGTGAACGAGGAAGGACACGAGTGCCTGGAGTGGGCCATGGAGCGGCTGCGGAAATGCGCGGAGGACGCACTGAAAGAGGACGTTGTCGTGCAGGAGGTGCCGGACGAAGAGCGGGTGAAGCAATCGGACCGGGACTATATGGCACAAAAGGAAGCGTTCTTCCGGCGGAACATGGCGGCAGCCATGGGCCGGAAGCTGGCACCGGCAGGAGCGGCGGTGCTGAGCGAAAAGGGACTGGCCGAGAAATTGCAGCAGCTTGCACGTCTGCAGCAGGATGGAAGCGGCCGACCGGAAGAGCTGGACCGGACATGGATGGGACGGAAGGAGGTGAAAGCATCGTGACACTGACGGAGGCAATGCAGTACCGGGGCCTGACGGCGTGGAAGCTGGCGGAGCGGACGGGTGTGAAAACGCAGACGGCGAAGAAGTGGACGGAGCCCGGCGGGACACGGAAAATCACGGTGGAGCGGCTGCGGCAGATCACGGAGATCCTGGACGGCGGGGCGCTGATCACCGAGGACGGCGTGGAGTTTGAACTGTACGGAGGAAAAGTATGAGCAAGGACAAGAGAAAGATCACGCGCAAGCGGTTTTGCAGGCTGCTGGCAGTAAAAAGCGGCTTGCAGGTGCAGGAGATACGGGACGTGGTGCGGCGGGCGATTGTGCAACCGGCACTGCGGGAGCAGGAGCGGCAGCAGACCGAGAAGCACCGGAAGGAGACCACCGCGTGAAGTACCTGTACAGCGTGTATGACGCAAAGACCGGGGAGCTGGCCTACAAGGGCAAGGCGGGACAGCTGGTAGCGGATGGCGTTTTTTCACGGAGCGATGACCTGAGCCGACTGTGGGCCAAGCAGCACCTGAAGGGCATCCGGCCCCGAAAATGGAAGGTGGAGCGGGAAGAGATCCGGCCGGTGGCAAAAAAGATAGCGCCGCCCGGCGGGACGACCCGGAAGGTGTGGGTGTACCGGATGACGGACGCCGACGGCCGGGTGGTGTGCGAAGGCACCGCGGTGGAGCTGGTGGAAAAAGGCTTTTTTATCCGGGCAGAGGACGCACCGAATGCCCACCGGGCCGGGCACAATAAGCGCTTGGGCGTGACGTGTGTGGAGCGCCGGAAAGAGGAGCGGCCGATCCGGATCCCGACAGGAGCGGACCGGAAGAAGCGGGAAGGCTTTTCGGAACTGAAGAACGTGAGTGCGAAAGAGCCGGAAAAAACGGAGATGGACGCGCTGCAGGAAGATGTACATGCGCTGTGCCGCTACAATGCGGCGGCACGGAAATGGGGCCGCAAAGAGCTGAGCTACGGCTACTGGGCGGCGGCCGGGAAACCGGAGGTACCGGTATGACCGAGTGGTGCTGCAAGCCGGACTGTCCAGGGAGATCCCCGGCGTGCCATGACCAGTGCGAAAAGTACCGGGAGTGGAAGGGCCGGCTGAAAACCGAGAAGGAGTACACCAAAAACGCAATCTACCGAGACAAGGTGAACCGGGGCGACTACGAAAAGGAAGGCTGGATGGCCCACAAGGGACAGCGGAGTAGAAGAAGAAAATGAACAGGAAAAGCCCTCCGGCAATTACGCCGGAGGGCTTTGGCGACGGGACGGGCATAAAGTTTGCCGGGTGCTGTCAGAAGCTGGCGGCAGGCGGGAGCCTTTATCAAAGTATATAATATACCTTTTATTTTTATAAGCGTCCGGGCGGGCGCTTTGGGGAGCTAGTATACCCGTTATTTCTACGACGGTGGGGACTGAAGAAGAGAAATAAACGCCGGGCCCTGACCGGTAGAAGAGGTACACCATGACGAAGAACTGGATCCGGGAAAAGAAGTACAAGTGCAGTGACGAGTACATGACCGTGAGCGTCTATGCTGTGACGGAGCAGGAGCACCGGAACCGAGGCAAGAAGCGCAGGGAGAGCAGCCGGAGCCAGAAGGAGCGCAACAAGCACGCCAGCATGCGCCGGTACCAGCGCAAAGTGCTGGCGAACTTTGACGGAGAGGGATTTTTCCTGACGGGCACCTACGAGGAAGAGTACTTACCGGAGGGCTTTGCGGCCTGCCGAAAGGACGTGGAGAACTACAAGCGGCGGGTGGTGCTGGCGACGGTGAAGCGCTTTGGCGTGCGGGCAGATCAGATCCGGATGATGCTGTGGGCGGTGCGCAAGGGGGAAAAAGGCCGACTGCACATGCACGGCTTTGCCCAGTGCCGCGCCCTGAACCGGGACCAGCGGAGAGAGTGGCGCGAGATGCTGGAGGACTTATGGCGGCGGCGGGTGCCGGGCACGAGCGAATATGAGCCGCTTGGCACCATGAACGCGGACCGTATCGACATGAAGAAGATCCTGGGCATAGACGGACAGGGGAAAAACGGCACGGTGGGGTACATCTACGGGCACAAAGAGCACAGCTGCATCGAGACGCGGAACCTGAAACTGCCGGAAGAGCTGCAGGCGGCCGACACCAAGTGGAGCCGGAGACAGCTGCGGCAAGGCTGCGCCGAGCGCGCGGAGGATCCGCACTGGTGGGAGCAGCGCTTCCCCGGCTGGGAGGTGGTGCAGGTGATGGTCTACGACCCGCAGCAGCTGCACGAGACCGAGAAGCCACGGCCAGAGGGCTGGGAAAGCACGGAGCCACAGGCATACCTGATCCTGCGGCGGCGGGGGCTTGCCGGGGTGAGACCCCGGCATCTTGCTTGAGCAAGACCGTTCGGTCGCTTAAAAGCCCCACTGGGGCTTTCATTGCGGAGCTTTGCTCGCAAACGCGAGGTTTGCGAAAGTTCGCACCTGACAGACAAGATAAATTAAATCGCGCGCGAATAAAAACGCGCGATTTGCGCTTACATCAGCGTAAAAATGCGCGGAAAGGCGGGGCACGGGTGACAAAACAGCAGAAAAAGGACGTGCGGCGGGGACTGCGGCGGTATGGCCGGGCGATGGAAGCGGCCGAAGGCACCCCGGACGAGCTGACGCAGGCCTGGGGCAGGGCAATCGGGCAGGCGCTGGACTACTATGCCGAGGCAGACCCGGTGTGCGCGGAGCTTTTGCGGCTGCGATACCTTGCGGGGAGAAGCGAGTGGGATGTGGTGGGCGAACTGCATGTAGGACGGACGACCTACTACCGCAAGGAGCTGGAATCGCTTTCCACCGTGGCAGTATATGCAGCGCGGGCAGGGCTGATCTGACCCGCCCTCACGAAAACAGGCTGGATGCTGGAGCACCCGGCCTTTTCGGCGTGAAGAAAAAAGTGCGCAGTTTTTGTTTTGGAAGAAGGGCGGTAGACTGATAACAACAGCACGGAAAGGAGAGCCGGAGATGGCACAGCGGAAATACTGCAAAAACACAGTGCCAGGCCGACAGGGCCGGGGCAAAAAGTACCCGGCGGCCGTGCGTGCCGAGGTGGTGATGGCCATGATCGGCGAAAACTCCATCTGCGCGGTGGCGCGGAAGTACGGCGTGCCGGAAAGCACCATCCGCAGCTGGATGGCGGAAGAGGCAGGCAAGCCTGACGGCGTGTTTGCCAGGGCGAGAGCCGAGGCAGCGCGGGAGATCGCGGCGCGGGCAGCCCTGGGTGCAAAGGCGCAGGTGGCCTACCTGCAGCAGCGGGCAGCCGAGAACCAGCGGGCGGCCGAGGTGGTGGACAAGCTACACCGGCGGCTGGACGAGGATGCCAGAGCACGGAGTTACGAGGTTGGCGTGCAGCTCAAGAGCGAGGCGGAGACACTGCAGGATGCGGAGGAGACCGGCCTTGTGGTGTACAGTGCGCCGGGAAGCTACGACAGGGCACTGGATGACAAGGAGCGCGAGACGCTGGAAAAGCAGCTGGAGCGATACGAGGGCCGGAAGATGACCGACCGGGACGCGGCGAACGTTGCGGCGGTGCTGCTGACGGCAGCGGCCAGCGCAGCACAGCTTGCGCCGAGGGACGAGACCGACAGCAGCCAGAGCGCCCCGGCGGTGCTGGTGGAACCGAAGAGCAGCGAGGCAGAGACCGAGGTGGTACTGGACGGAACGGTTTAAAGGCAGACCCATCGTATGGCGGCCGCAGCCGAGACAGGCGGCCTTTATGGCCCGCAGCGAGGACGAGGCACTGTACGGCGGCGCGGCGGGCGGCGGGAAGAGCGACGCGCTGGTGATCGAGGCGCTGCGGCAGGTGGAGATCCCGCACTACCGGGCACTGATCCTGCGCAAGACCTACCCGCAGCTGAGTGAGCTGATCGACAAGACCATGCGCTATTACAGGCCGGTGTTCCCGAAAGCAAAATACAACAGCTCCAGCCACACATGGACATTCCCCAGCGGGGCAAAGATCACCTTTGGCTCCATGTTCCGGGCACAGGACAAATACAACTATCAGGGCAAAGCCTTTGATTTTATCGGGGTGGACGAGCTGACCCACTTTACCTGGGAAGAGTACAGCTATGTGATGAGCCGCAACCGTCCCACCGGGCCGGGCACGCAGGTGTACATCCGGGCCACGGCAAACCCCGGCGGCATCGGGCACGGATGGGTGAAGGCGCGGTTCATCACACCGGCACCGCCGGGCACCCGGATGGTGCAGCTGGTGGACGTGAAGAAGCCGGACGGTACCTGCGAAAAGCTGCGGCGCACCCGCATTTTTATCCCCAGCACGGTGTTCGACAACAAGAAGCTACTGGAAAACGACCCGGGCTACCTGGGCACGCTGGCCAGCCTGCCGGAGGCGGACAGGAATGCGCTGCTGTACGGAGACTGGGACAGCTTTTCCGGCCAGGTGTTCACCGAGTGGCGCAATGACCCGGCACACTACGAGGATCAGCGATGGACACACGTTATCAAACCGTTCCGCATCCCGGCGCACTGGAAAATCTGGCGCGGGTATGACTTTGGCTACGCAAAGCCGTTCTCGGTGGGATGGTACGCGGCGGACGAGGAAGGACGGCTGTACCGCATCCGGGAACTGTACGGCTGCACCGGTACGCCCAACGAGGGCACGAAGGTGAACCCGGTGGAGCAGGCGCGGATGATAAGGGAAGCGGAAGAAAACGACCCGAACCTGAAAGGCAGGCACATCCAGGGCGTGGCCGACCCGGCCATTTTTAACGAGAGCCAGGGCGAGAGCATTGCGCAGATGCAGGAAAAGCACCCGAATTACATCTTCTGGACGCCGGGCGACCACACGCGGCTGGCGGGCAAGATGCAGTTCCATTACCGGCTGGCCTTTGATGCGGAGGGTCGGCCGATGTTCCAGGTGTTCGACACCTGCAGACACTTCATCCGCACCATCCCGAACTTGGTGTATGACGAGAGCAACGTGGAGGACATTAACACCACACAGGAGGATCACATCTACGACGAGTGCCGGTATGTGCTGATGGAGAACCCCATCAGCCCGCGCAAGACCGAGCAGGTGCCGGTGCTGCAGGATGACCCGCTGGACATGGACGTGCGCAAGAGCCCCACAAGGGTGATGAGAGTGTAAGACGGAAAGGAGAATGGCATGGCGAAAAAGAACGATCTGGCGCAGCAGCCGGGCGGCGGGATGCCGCAGGACGAAAACCGCATGATGCAGGCGGCACAGCTGGCTGCCATGATGGCGCAGGGGATGCAGCAGACGCGGCAGCCTGAGCCGCGGCGGGAAGCAGAAGCTGCACCGGGCACCGGGAGCGCTGCGGGGCAGCAGATCAGTGCGGGAGAACCGGCGGCAGGCAGGACGGAGAACCCCATGGTGCAGATGCTGCAGAGCCTGACAGGACAGACTGGCGGGCAGACGGGACAGCCGGAAGGAACGTACTTTACGGCAGCGGCGGAACCGGCCATCGGAGAGGATGAGATACGGCGAGCCAATGACCTGCTGCAGAAGTACAAGGCAGGCAAGGCCGCGCTGGACAAGCGGATCGTGGACAACGAGCTGTGGTTCCGCATGGGGCACTGGAAGAACTACAAGAACAAGATGATGGAAGGCAAGCCGAAGCCTTCCAGCGGGTGGCTGTTCAACAGCATTGCCAACAAGCACGCCGATGCCATGGACAATTACCCGGAACCGAACGTGCTGCCGAGGGCAGCGGATGACGAGCAGACGGCAAAGGTGCTCTCAAAGATCCTGCCCACGGTGCTGGAGCAGTGCGACTACGAGACAGCCTACAGCGACACCTGGTGGCGCAAGCTCAAGACCGGTACAGGCGTGAAGGGCGTGTTCTGGGATCCGATGCTGCGAGGGGGCCTGGGCGACATCAGCATCCGGAGCGTGAATGTGCTGATGCTGTACTGGGAGCCGGGCGTGGAGGACATTCAGGACAGCCCGAACCTGTTCAGCCTGAGCCTGGCGAACAACGACCGGTTGGAGGGGCAGTACCCGCAGCTGAAGGGGCATACCGGAAGCAGCCTGGACGTGGCAAAGTACATCCATGACGACAGCGTGGACACCAGCGACAAGAGCGTGGTGGTGGACTGGTACTACAAAAAGGCCCTGCCCGGCGGGCAGACGGTGCTGCACTACTGCAAGTTCTGCAACGGGGTGGTGCTGTATGCCAGTGAGAACGACCCGGCAATGGCAGACCGGGGCTTTTACGACCACGGGAAATACCCCTTTGTGTTCGACCCGCTGTTCCGGGAAGAGGACAGCCCGGCGGGCTTTGGGTACATCGACGTGATGAAGGACACCCAGACCGCCATTGACGAGATGAACCACGCCATGGACGAGAACGTGAAGCTGGCCGCGAAGCAGCGGTATGTGCTGAGCGACACGGCAGGCGTGAACGAGGAAGAGCTGGCAGACTTTGGACGGGACATCGTGCATGTGGTGGGACGGCTGAGTGATGACAGCTTCCGGCCGCTGCAGGTGAGTGGGCTGCAGGGCAACCTGATCACCTACCGGGACGACCGGGTGAGCGAGCTGAAGGAAATCAGCGGAAACCGGGACGTGAGCCAGGGCGGAACCACCAGCGGCCTGACGGCAGCCAGCGCTATCGCGGCGCTGCAGGAGGCCGGAAGCAAGCTGAGCCGGGATATGCTGAAGAGCGCATACCGGGCCTTTGCAAAAGAGTGCTACCTGGTGATCGAGCTGATGCGGCAGTTTTACGACGAGCAGAGAGTATACCGCATCACGGGAGAACAGGGCGGCACGGAGTATGTGCAGTTTTCCAACGCGGCGCTGCAGCCGCAGCCCGGCGGCATGGTGGGCGGCGTGGAGCTGGGCGACCATGAGCCGGTGTTCGACGTTACGGTGACGGCGGCCAAGAAGAGCACCTTCAGCCGCCTTAGCCAGAACGAGACGGCGAAGGAGTGCTACCAGCTGGGGTTCTTTGCGCCGGCCAACGCGGACGCGGCCCTGGCGGCGCTGGACATGATGGACTTTGAAGGCATTGAGAAGGTGCGGGAGCGGGTGAGCCAGAACGGCACGCTGTACCAGCAGCTGCAGCAGATGGCGCAGCAACTGCAGAAGATGGCGGCGATCATCGACGCACAGAACGGCACCAACGTGAGCGCGGCAGCCGATGCAGCCGGGCAGGCAGCAGCAGGAGCCGCAAGCGGCAGCAGCAGAAAGACCACGGCAGCCAGCACCCTGAACAGCCTGGGCGGCGTGGTGGGGGACAACTCCACCAGCCTTTCCAGCCAGGCGGCGAAGCGGGCCATGGACGTGAATAACCCGAACAAGGAGTAAGCGCGATATGTTCTCTTTTGGTGGCAAAAGAGAACCAGAAAACCACCAGCGATTTCGACGCGCTGGATCCACGAATCAAGGGCTACTCGCCCTTGATAATCCCAAAGAAGTGGGCTGCAGCTGAAAATGCTGGAGATTCACGCCGTCCGGCGTGAAGATCTCTTAACCGCATTTTCGGCTTCCGCCAATCAGAATGGGAACGGACGAGAAGGAGAACGGCATGATCAGAATCACCTACAAAGAGTTTCCAAAAGAGGGCGCGATGCGCCTGCGGGCGGAAGGCCATGCGGGCTATGCGCCGAAGGGGCAGGACATCGTGTGTGCGGCGGTAAGCACGCTGATGCAGGCACTGGCATTCAGCGCGGACTGCAGCGAAGAGGGCTTTGCAGTCGCATCCAGCAGCGGCCCGGCGGGGACGTATCTGGAACTGCAGATGAAAGCGACCCCGGAGAACCGGGCAAAGTTTGAGCTGGTGACGGACGGGCTGGAACTTGTGGCGCAACTGTACCCGAAGTTTGTGATGATCGATGACGGGATGGGCACGGCGGATGTGGTGGATCTGCAGCTGTTTGCAGAGGGCGCTGCCGCTTCCGGCTCTGCGGCGGCGGGCGGCGATGCTGCAGGAGAGGGCACGGCGGAGATCACCGGGCCGGAACTGCGGCCGGCACAGGAGCGGCTTGCAAAGCGCTCAAGGCCGGGCAAGGCGGCGAAGGCTGCAGGAAACGCCCTCTCACCGGCCATGTCCGCCGAGGGAGGCGCGGACGCCGGAGCTCCCCAAAATGGGGAGCCGAGTGCAGAGGAAACGACCGGCGAAGTACAGCAGCAGGAAGAGCCGAAGCAGGCAGACCCGGCCCAAAAGCGCAGGGCCTTTGGCCAGCTGATGCAGGGCGAGTATGCAGCGGAGTTTGAAGAGGCCATGCAGCGTGCGGCACAGCTGGCGGTGCAGAGCGTGCAGGAGAACTCTGCTGTGAAAGGGCTGCTGGAGGCGCTGGGCGAGGCATACGGCATCGACGCCGGGAACGCTGAAAACCTTGAAGCCCTGACCGAGGCCGTGAAGAGCGGCAAGGTGAAGAACGACGAGTACTACGAGACCCTGGCGGCGGAGCGCGGCATCAGCGTGAAGACCGCACGGGAGCTGGACAAGATGGAAGGCGAGCTGCAGCGGGCCAATGCCGAGAAACAGCGGGCCGAACAGATGCGGCTGGCAGCAGAGCACCAGCAGCGGGCAGCGGCAGTGCGGGCACAGTGGGAAGCGGAAGCAGCACAGCTGAAGGAAAAGTACCCGGCCTTTGAGCTGGACGAGGTGCTGAACAACCCCAGCGTGGCGGACATGATCCGGCGCGGCATCGGGCTGGAAGCGGCATACCGGGCGGCCTACTTTGACCAGCTGATGACCGAGAGCACAGCCCGCACCGCAAAACAGGTGGAGCAGGGCGTGGCGGCCCGGATCCAGCAGCGGGCACAGCGGCCGGCAGAGAACGGCGCGCACCCCGGCGCTGCCGCAGAGACCAAGGTGGATGTGGCCCACATGACAGCAAAGCAGCGGGCAGAGCTGGCAAAGCGGGCACGGCGGGGAGAGAGAATCGTGCTGTAAGAGATTTCCCACGCAGAGGGCGTGAGAAGATAAAAACCTTGAAGGAGGACAAACAGATGAGCAAAAAGAGACTGAATCTGCAGATGTTTGCGGACGCTTCCGCACAGCTGCAGAACACCACGGCATCCGGCGGCATGACCGCTGAGATGAAGACCTACTACGAGAAGACCCTGCTGGATCTGGCAGAGCCTGCACTGGTGCATGACCAGTTCGGCGATTCGTACCCCATCCCGGCGAACAACGGCAAGACCATCGAGTTCCGCAAGTATGAGGCACTGCCGAAGGCGACCACCCCGCTGACCGAAGGCGTGACCCCGGCGGGCCAGGCGCTGACCGTGAGCACCATCACGGCAGAGGTACACCAGTACGGCGGCTGGGCTCCCCTGACCGACATGCTGGATCTGACCGCCATCGACAACAACGTGGTGCAGGCCACGAACGTACTGGCAAGCCAGGCGGGCCGCACCATGGACACCATCGTGCGCGACATCCTGGCGGGCGGCACCAACGTGATCTATGCGCCCAAGGTGGCGGACGGCGTGGAGACCGCCGTGACCAGCCGCGCAGGCCTGGACAAGACCGCGCAGCTGACCGTGGATCTGATCGACCAGGCGGTGGCCCTGCTGCAGAGCCAGAACGCAGACCCCATCGGCGACAGCTATGTGGCCATCGTGCACCCGTACACCAGCTACGACATCCGCAAGGACCCGAACTGGATCGAGGCGCACAAGTACGCAGCCCCGGAGGAGATCTTCAACGGCGAGATCGGCAAGATCAACAACGTACGCTTTGTGGTGTCCAGCGAAGCAAAAATCTGGAAGGGCACCGGCTGCCCCACCGGCCTTGCCGTATTCGGCACCCTGGTGCTGGGTGCCCACGCCTACGCCACCACCGAGCTGGAGGGCGGCGGCCTGCAGCACATCGTGAAGCAGCTGGGCTACGGCGATGACCCGCTGAACCAGCGCGCATCTGTGGGCTGGAAGGCTGTGAAGACCGCAGAGCGCCTGAGTGAGCAGTACATGGTGCGCATTGAGAGCTGCAGTGCACGCTACAGCGCAAGCGCACTGGCAAACTAAGGAAACGGAAGGAGAACGGACATGGCAGTGAAGAAACAGAACACCGCGCAGGAGGCTGAGGCCGTACAGGCTGAGCCGACCGAGGAGAAGGACACCGTGGTGATCCGGCTGTTCAAGGATAACCAGCGCTACAAGGCACCGGTATTCGTGGGTGTGAACGGCGTGACCTACCTTGTACAGCGCGGCGTGGACGTGGAGGTGCCGAAGGCGGTGGCCGAGGTGCTGGAGCACAGCGAGGAGATGGACAACGCGGCCATGGCAAAGATCACGGCAGCGGAGAACGCAACGGCGCAGGCGGCACAGCGCGTGTGAGCATGACAGAATGAGAGACCCCGGTACAGCGGCACATGGCTGTGCCGGGGCCTTTTGATTTGGAAGGAGAAGATGACGAGATGACGGCGGGACAGGCCATGGAGCAGGCCGACGAGATGCGGCCGAACAACGAGTTTTCGGACAGTCTGAAACAGAACTGGCTGCGGCAGTGCGACAGCCGCCTGCGCGGGAGCGTGGTGGAGCGCAGCGAGACGGTGGACTTTGACGACGTGGGCGCGGACACGGCATGGAACGACGGCCTTGCCTACGACACCGAGCTGCTGGCACCGGAGCAGTACAGCCCGCTGTATGTGCACTGGCTGTGTGCACAGATGGATCTCGCCCTGGGCGAGGTGGCACGGGCGGCCAACGAGATGCAGCTGTACAGCGACTATGTGCAGGAGTTTGCCGCATGGATGCGCAGGCGCTATGTCCCGGCGGGCGGTGTGCAGTGGAGGTACTGAGATGACGGACGGGCGGAACCTGAACATTTTGCAGAGCGGGCGGCAGATGCTGCGGGCCTTTGGCGGGGTGAACGAGACCTACGGGTGCAGCGAGGCGGAGCTGAGCAGCAGCCTGAATTTTTCCGGCCGGGGGTACCCGGCTTTGCAGACGCGGGCGACCCGCAAAAAAGTGCGGGAGGTACAGGACGTGAACGGCATGTACCACCTGAACGGGCTGGTGATCTGCCGGGGAACCACGCTGGAGTACACCCCGGACGCCGACGAGAGCCGGGCCGGGGCGGTGGTGCTGGAAAACGCGCTGACCGACAACGAGAAGGCCATGACCGGCATGGGCACGAAGGTGCTGATCTGGCCGGACAAGAAGGCCTTTGACACGGTGAGCGGGGAGCTGACGGACCTTGCGGCGGCGTGGACGCTGAGCGGAGGGACCATGACCGTGACCCCCTGCGACGGCGAGGGCCGGACCTACACGCCGGACGGCGTGGGCACGACCGAGCCGGAGAGCCCGGCAGACGGGCAGCTGTTTTTGAAGGGGGACGCCGAGAGCCCTTACGGCGCGGGCAGCGTACTGCTGAAGTACAGCGCGAAGAACAAGAAGTGGAGCGAGATCCTGCTGACGAGCCTGCGGCTGCACTGCCCGGGCCTTGGTAGCGTGCTGAAGGAAGGCGACACCGTGACGGTGAGCGGGATGCCGGGCACCGTATGCAGTGCGGCGGCGGCCGGGCTGAACGGCGAGGTGAGCATCAGCACACTGGACGGGGACGACGTGATCACGACGCTGGCCGTGCCGGAGGACAGCACCCGGTACTATGGCAGTTGGACCGTGACGGCCACCGGCACAAGCTGGCGAAGCGCCGACGGCAAGGTGACCGAGAACGAAGCGGCCGCAGCGCCGGTGAAGCTGGAACGGCGGGTGCCGGATCTGGACTTTGTGACCGAGCAGGGCAACCGGGTGTGGGGATGCAGCCGGGAGGAAAACAGCATTTATGCCTGTGCCCTGGGCGACCCCACCAACTGGTACAGCTACCGGGGCATTGCGTCGGACAGCTACGCGGTGAGCGTGGGCAGCGACGGCGCGTTTACCGGGGCGGCCAGCTGCCTGGGGTACCTGCTGTTTTTTAAAGAAAACTGCATCCACAAGCTGTACGGCTCGAAGCCAAGCGACTACCAGATGAGCAGTGTGCGGTGCCGGGGCGTGGCGGCAAATGCGGCAAAGAGCCTGTGCGTGATCGCGGAGACACTATATTATCTGTCGCCGGACGGGGTGATGGCGTGGAGCGGAAGCCTGCCTGCCAAGGTGAGCGGCGCGCTGGACACCGGGAAGCTGACGGCGGTGGACCGGGCCGTGGGCGGGCAGCTGGATGCGCGGTACTACCTGTACCTGCACCGGAAAACGGACACGGGCAGCGGGCGGCTGCTGGTGTACGACACCGAGCGGGGCCTGTGGCAGGAGGAGAGCGCGGCGGGCACCGGGATGGTGAGTACCGGCCAGCAGCTGTACCTGTGGGACGGCAATGCCCTGTGGGCGGCCGACCCGGAGCGGGAAGTGAGCGGCGAGGACGAGACGGGGCTGAAATTTGAGGCCGTGACCGGAGACATCGGCCTTGCCGTGCCGGACGACAAGTACATCAGCCGGGTCACGCTGCGCATGGATGCACTGGCCCACACGGTGCTGACCGTGGCGGTGAGCTACGACGGCGGGGACTGGGAGACGGTGAGCAGCTGTGCGGTGACGAGGGACCACCAGCGGGTGAACCTGCCCTTTGTGCCCCGGCGGCACGACACCATGCGGCTGAGATTTGCAGGCACCGGACAGATGGTGCTGCGGAGCATGGCCTTTACGTTTGCGGATGCAGCAGGGGCAAGGGTGAGCGGCGCGGTGCCGAGACGATGAAAGGAGAAGACAATGGCAAGCATTGCGGGACTGGCGGGCATCGGCCTGCCGAGCTTCAGCGACCAGATGCCGGAGGCGGACGCGCGGGCGCTGACGAACTACCTGTACCAGCTGAACGAGCAGCTGACCTATGTGCTGACCAACCTTAGCAGCGAGAACATGAGCGAGGATTATCTGAGCGGAAAGGAGAGCTGAAGATGAGCAGACTGAGCAACGCGCGGAGCGAGCTGGAGCGCTTTGAACAGACGAAACCGGCCGACTACCAGAGCAAGTACAAGGGCCAGATCGACAATGTGATGGGCAAGCTGGATGATCTGGGCGGTTACGACTATGACCCGGCGGCCGATACGGCATACCAGCAGTACAAGAGCGAGTACACCCAGAAGGCAAAGCTGGCGAACCAGAACGCGCAGGCCAGTGCCAGCGCACTGACCGGCGGGTACGGCTCCAGCTACGGCACCCAGGCGGGCCAGAAGGCCTATGCGGCCACCATGAGCGACCTGGACAACGTGCTGGACAGCCTGACGAGCCAGAGCCGCAGCGAATACAACACCCGGAAGAGCGGGCTGCAGCAGGAGCTGAACGGCCTGCAGGAGGCCGAGCAGAATGACTGCAACAAGTACCAGAAAGACTTGTCGAACTGGTACAACGACCTGAGCTACAGGCAGAACGAGTACAACAACGCCTATGCACAGCGGCAGCAGAACGTGAGCAGCACCCTGAACGGGCTGTTCAGCATGCTGGGCTTTGCGGCGCAGATCCTGCCGTTTTTCTTTATCTGAGAATGGAGCTCTCTCAAACGCAGCTCCGGATTTTGCCGGAGCTGCGTTTGAGGAAAGGAGAATAAAATGGGGACCATCAAGAGACTGAACGACCAGCAGAAACAGCAGGCACAGGCGGAAGCGGCCATGCCGGGGGCGTATGAGAACCGCTACGACGAAGGGATCCAGAACGCGCTGGCGGGAATGGACAGTGCCAACAGCGCGGGCCTTGGCTACGACAGCCAGAACGGCACCTACCGGGGCGCCCTGAGCCGCCTTTTGGGCAATGCAGGCGCCGGGGCCAGCGTGGCAGAAGAGGTGGCAAACGGCCTTTCGGCCGGGTACGGCGCAAACTGGGCCAAGAGCGCAGCACAGCAGGCGGCGGCCGGGGAGACCGGCCAGACCGCGAACGTATACGCCCAGGCACGGGCAGACGCGCTGAGCCAGTGGCAGCAGGAGCTGGCGGGCCAGGGAACCCAGCTGAATAACCTGCTGAACCAGGACCAGCTTGCACGCAGCGAGTACGACGGCAGCGTGGCGGATGCGGCGAACTGGCGGAATTACCGGTACGACCGCACCCAGCAGGCCCGGCAGGAGAACAGCGACTTCTGGGGCAACGTGTGGAACGTGATCAAGAACGTGGGCAGCGATGTGGGCAAGGCCTATAATGCTTACATGGGTTACAGCCAGCAGAAGGCGAATGCCATTGTGCAGGCAAAGGAAGAGTACCGGAACGGCAACGTGGACGGTGCAAAAGCCATCCTGAAAATGTACCGGATGGACGAGAATATGTTCGACAACCTGCAGGGCGTGAGCGACTTTACGGTGCAGCAGAACGCGGCGCTGAAGGAGGCATATGAGATGCTGGACCAGGGCGCGCCGGAAGCTGCCATCAGCAAGTTTCTGGAACCTTACGACCTGAGCTACGACATGTTTGACGAATGGAAGGGCCTTTCGCAGACGGACAAGGATAATCTGGACTATCTGATGAAAGCACAGGACTATACGACTGCAGGCGCACCGACGCTGGGACAGACCATTGCAAGGGCGGTTGGATATGGGACGGATGCGCTGGACAGCTTTGATTCGGTGACGAACCGGCTGAACCAGGCAGACATTGCCAAGTACGCAAGCCAGCTGGCACTGCAGAACCGGTACAGGACCACGACCGGGACAGGAAGCGGGAGACGGAGCAGCGGTACGAGCCGCAGCACGAAGAGCGGCAGCACGAGCAGCAAGGTGGACGGGTACACCCAGCCGCAGCTAAACACGATGTTTAAAGAGTACAGCACCATGAAGCCGGACGACCAGCGGCGAAGCTACTACGAGGACACACTGGCTGATGCAGGGCGCATCCAGCGGCTGACTGGCACAGGCAACCCCGGCAAGGCAAACGGCACAGCCTGGGAGCAGGGCATGTACAACGCGCGGAAGATGGCCAACAGCGGGTACAGCCAGAACCAGATCGCAAGCGAGCTGGCCAACAACACGAGCCTGAGCAGCGACCAGATCTCGGCCATTATGAACCAGATCGACTACGAGTGGCGCGGAACGAAGTGATGAGGTGAGCGTATGGGATGGAGCGCACAGGACATTGAAAAGCTGCGCAAACAGAATAATGGGCAGAAGAGAACATCGGGAACCGGCCAGAGCGCGGCACCGAAAAGCACGACGGCCCCAGCGCGGAGCAGCGGAAGCACCGGCTGGAGTGCGGAAAAAATCGACGCGCTGCGGACGGGCAGCGGGACCAAGCCGGCGGCCAAAAGTACCGACGCCTGGGTGAACCGGAGCGCTGGCACCAGCGTGCGCAGCACGGCACAGAAAGCCGGGACGCAGAGCGCGGGAAAGAGCAACCAGAACCCCACGAGCGGAAGCCTGAGCGCGCAGGTGCTGGGGCAGATGACCGGGACCCAAAGCGTGCAGACCACGAAAAAGGCGGGATCAAAGTTGCCGACGGTGGAACGCACCGGACAGCCGGAGTGGCTGGGAACGGGCAAGAACAGCGCCCCGGCGGCCAAGGTGCTGGGGACCGGGACCAAGAGCGGAAAGACCTATGCCGAGCGAAACAACGCCATGCCGATGCAGAGCGCGAGCGGGGCAATGGCCAGTGCACCGAACGCGGAGAGCGTAAAAAAGCAGATCAAGGATGCGGACGCAAAGCGGGTGGAAAGCTGGTATGCGCGGGATGCACAGCAGCTGAAGCAGGAGACTGAAGAGCTGAAGGCAACCGACAAGTTCAGCGATTTCGACCGGCTGAACCAGTGGATGGATGCAGACCCGCAGCACCAGCAACTGGTGCGGCTGCTGCGCACCGGCAAGGGGAACAAGACCTATGCTGAACGAAACAACGCCATGCAGCCGATAAGCGTGAGCAGGGCAATGGCCAGTGCGCCGACGGCAGAAACGAGCACGGAAAAGCGGGAGTACACCGACGCGGAGCTGCTGGCCAAGGGCTACAGCCGCAAGCAGATCCGAGAGGCGCGGCAGTACATTGCCGACTTTGATGCCCTGCCGGACTGGCAGCGGGCGGCGCGGCGCATCTCCAACACGATCGGCGGCATTGTGGACACGGTGGCGTCGGCCCCGCTGATGGCGGGCGAGACGGCCGTGCGGAGCGTGCAGAACGCAGCGGAGACCGGAAAGAACTGGAACGAGTTGCAAGAGAGCGTGAAGAGCGACGACCGGCAGTGGAAACTGCTGCGCCTGATGACCGGCGGAAAGACCCAGTATGCAGAGCGGGACAACGCCATGCAGCTGAACAGCAGCGGGGTGATGGCGGCCCCGGCCCAGAGCACCGGCATGGCCTACACGGACGAAGAGCTGAAGGCCAAGGGCTACAGCCAGAGCGAGATCGACCGGATGCGGGCGCGGATCAGCGGGGCAAAGGTGAGCGAGGGCATCGACCCGGAGAAGAGCCTGGGCTACCAGATGTACAAGCGCGGCCAGCAGCTGAACGAAGCGGCGCAGGCGGGCATGAGCCCCATTGCGCGCCAGCTGATGGGGGTGACCACCAGTGCGGCGGAGAACCTTGCGGTGGCGGGCATCAGCCCGGCGCTGGTGCTGCCGGTGCTGAGCGCCCAGGGCGGCGCGGAAGCCATGGGCCAGAGCATTGACAAGGGCGAGAGCGCGGGCAAGACGCTGGTGGGCGGCCTTGCGAAGTTCGGTGCGGGGTGGGCCATCAACAGCGTGGGCGCGGCAGACCTTGCCCGGACCATGGGCAGCGACTACGCCAAGGACACGCTGGCGGGCAAGCTGGCGGACATGGTGCGCAGCGTGGCAGACAACGGCGTACTGGCGCAGCAGTACCCGACGGTGGCGAATGCGGTGTCCGGCGGCATCGACAACGCCATGCAGGCCTTTGTGGAGACCTATGCGGACAAGGCCATTGACGCGGGCCTGGGCGACGCGCAGGCGGCCGAGGAGATGTTCAGCCGAGACACCTTTTTGCAGGCGCTGGAAAGCGGCCTTTCCGGCGGCGCTTCCGGCGCGCTGGGCGGCGCTGTGGGCACCCAGCTGGGCAGGATGAGCGCGGCGCTGGAGACAGCGGACGGTCAGACGGTGCAGCGGAATGGACCCTCTCCGTCAGCGCAGGGCGCTGACAGCTCTCCCGAGGGGGAAGCTTTTGAGACGGAACGGCAGGCGGCAGCAAATGACCGGCAAGTGGGAATTGCCGCACAGCAGACGGAAGATGCGGCAGTGCTGCAGAAGGAAACGGCCCCGGCGGCAAGTGAGACGGTGACGGAGCAGACGGCGGTGAATGATGACCCGGCGGTGCATACCCCGGCGCAGAACGCCAGCATTGAGGAGTACAAGCAGAGCGTTGACCCCGGCCTTGCGGAATACGTTGACCGGGTGCGGGCGGGCGAAACGCCGGAGCCTTACATGGTGACCGAGACCAGCGACCGGATGCGGGACGCCATGCAGCAGCTGACCGGCCTTGACAAGGTGGGCAGTCGTACCCTGATGGACGCCAACGCGGTGAAGCACATCACCAACCGGCACGCAGGCGGGGACGGCAGCGCAGACGGCACCATGAAGAACAGCGCGGATGTGGCGCGGGCGGCGTATGTGCTGAACCACTTTGACAATGCGTATCTGGCAACGCGGAAAGCGGACGGATATTATACTGGGAGCCGTAAAAAAGCGCCCATTGTGATCTTTGAGAAAAAAATAGACGGCTCCCACATTGTTGTGGAAGCCGTCTGTGATACAAAGAAAAGTAAAAACTTTATTGTATCTGAGTATTTATCTTCAGTAGGAGTGCCGGAAAAAGAAATAGCGAAAGCTCTGCAGCCCTCTATGGATGCCGTTGCCGACCCCAGAGACACGTCCGGAACGTTAAGTGCAGATACTTCCGCTATTTCAGAAAAAGCGGCAAGAGCCCTGCGGTCATCCGTGAGTGCCGCGTCCGACCCTGAATTATACGTCCGAAACGTAGCCGCAGCCAACTCTGCCACGACAGAGAGCGTGCAGGCCCCTATGGATGCCGCGTCCGACCCCAGAGATACGTCCGAAACGTTAACTGCGCATTCCTCTGCTGACACCACTGTATCACAGCGGGCGGGGGATGTCAACGGAAATCGGGTGGAAAACGCCGGGGAAACGGTGGAAAGCGCGGCCGTGAAGGAGCTGGCGAAGCGCTGGCGGGTGAGCGATGCGGCAGCGGAGAGCATGAGCCGGAATATGCCGGAGGGCGTGGGCGCCGAGGTGTACACCCCGGCGGCGGCAAGCCTGTACCGGCTGGGCGTGAACGGCGAGGGCGAGAGCTTTGCGCAGGCGCTGCAGATGACCGGCAGCGGGACACTGAGCGGCGCGGTGCGGCAGGTGCTGGCGACCGGCGAGACCGGGCGGCTGGCGCTGGAGATGGCCTACACCCAAGGCAGGGGCGAAGCCGAACGCTACAAAGAGACCAAGGCGGCAGAGCTTGGCAGAAAGCCGGATGCGGCGGCACTGCGGGAGGATGCAGGAACCCTGTACAACGGCGACGGCACCGAGAACGGCAGCCGCCGTGCCGGGGACGAGCTGATCCGGCTGACGGCGGGAGCCAACGGCCTTGCGGCACAGCGGGTGACTGAGGGCATCAAAAACCGGGCAAAGGGCCTGATCCAGAGCGGCATCGGGAAGGTGTTCTACTCCGGCGAGGCGGACACGGCCACGGTGCTGCACGAGACCTTCCACGCGGCGAACAGCTGGGACAGCGCGGGCGCACAGGAGATGATCGACACCTTTGAACACTACCTTGTGAAGCAGAACGGCATGGACAGCGTGATGCAGCTGGTGGAAAGCTACCTTGACCGGTACGAGAAGGCAGGCCAGAGCCTGACCTACAACCAGGCCATGGAGGAGATCACTGCCGACGCGATGCAGAGCATCTTTGGCAGCGAGGAGAGCTTCCGCAATTATCTGCGCCAGCAGGCATTGGAAGCGCAGCAGAACGCCAGCGCACTGGGCAAGTGCCAGCGGGTGATGGAGAAGATCGGCACCATGCTGGAGAAGGTGCTGACGGACATCAAGAGCCTGCTGGTGAAGGAGCCCACCAACGCGGCGGCGCGGGCGGCAAAGACGTTGACCGAGACGCAGCTGAAAGACCTGCAGCAGCTGTGGTTCAACCACCAGACGGACGCGGGCGAAAGCTACCGCGCGGCGCTGGAAGCAAACGGCGGGGCAAACAAAAACGCTGCCGGCAGTGAAGCGGCGGCGGAAGGAGAAAAATATAACCTGCCGGAAATGGCAAGCGAGACAGAAGAGGAAAAGACAAAGCGGCAGATGGCGCTGACCATCCGGCCGGCACAGCCGAACGCGGAACGAACCGCAAAGGTGAGCGGGCAGAACTGGTCCGGCGTGAGGCCACAGGATGCGAGAAAAGCGATCAGGGAAGTGCTGACTGAATTTGGAATTCAGGAGAAGGAGTTTGACCTTGACGACCTTGATATTGAATTCACATACGGAAACAATAACATAAAGGAAAGCGTGGGCAAGCAAACAGAGCTGACCCCGCGCGAATACAACGATTTTGCACTGGTGCAGGCAAACATTGAGGAAGTACTGCGAAATGCAAAGCCGCTGGAAGCGCATGCCGACAAGAAGAGCAAGCCCCATGTGGAAGGCATGATCGTGCTGGCAAGTGCGCTGCAGGACGGAGAACGCATCATCCCGGTGCGTGCCGAACTGAAGCTGTTTGATAACCGCCCGACAACACTTTATTTTGCGATCGCAGAGACTACCACGCAGGAAAGCCGGGATGCAGCCAATAAAAAAAGAACCGGGTCAGAGTCCCGTGGAGATGGTGTTTCCACCACCGACAGCGTGACTACCGGTTCTTCTGAAAGAACCGGGTCACAGGGGTACGATGCTGGAATTGCTTCCAACATGGAAACCCCTACCGGTTCTTCTGGAAGAGAAACGGATCTTCAGGTGCGTCGGGAGCCATTGCTGGCTCGGGAGGCTGCCCTACCGGTCTCTTCTGAAAGAACCGGGTCAGAGGGGTACGATGCTGGAATCGCTTCCAACATGGAAACCCCTACCGGTTCTTCTGACCTCAGTATATTCGATTACTACCGCCTTGTCAACCATGATGCGAACTTTACCAAATATTTTTCGGACGAAGTGGCGCAGAAAGCAGAGAGTGGAATGCCGGGCGCGGCCGAGCGGCTGCAGGTGCGGGCGGACGCGCTCGAGAAAGACCGGAACTACATCCGGGACCACGGAAAGTACCAGCTGGATGTGGACAGCGAGGACGTGGAAGCGGCGAAGGAAGCGCAGATGGGCAGCGGCCGGGCAGCGAGCGAGGCTGTGCAGAAGGTGATGGAGCAGGCACAGAACGCCACGGTGAGCGACGACAGCCTTTTGTACATTGCCCGGAAGATGGTGAAGGCCAGCGCAAGCCGGATGGACGCAAAGACGCTGGCAAGCCGTCTGGCGGCACTGCGGGACTACATGAACGGCGGAAACGTGGACTGGGCCCAGGCCCACGGCTTTGTGCTGGACATGGCGCAGCAGATCATGGAGAAAAGCACAAAGAGAAACGACGCGCTGTGGAAACAGTACCCGGAACTGCATCAGATGGAAATGAGCCTTGAAAAAGGCAGCAAGGACTACCGGGAGGTGGTGTATCAATACGGCAGCTGGGCAGGAGCTACCAAGGAGCTGGCAAGGCACGGCGTGAAGCTGACGCTGACAAAGAACGGCGAGGTGAGCCGGTGGGACGCGGACTTTACCGAGCTGCAGGGAATTGGCGGAGGGCTGCTGCCCAGGGAAACACCCAGCAGTGCGGCAGATGCGCTGGAGGCGATGGCAGCCGCGCATGATGCCATCCGCCCGACGATGGAAAGCGCCTACGACAGCGACTGGGACGCGGCAAAGCAGGAACTGGCCATGGAGATCTGGGGCGAATACTTAGGCCTGCCGGGAGTGGCGAACGAAAGCAATGCGGCGCTGCGCAGAAAGTTTGGGCAGCAGACAAAGGAGATGAACGAGAAAGCCAGAAAGCATGCGCTGGCATTACAGGCGCAGGTAAACTTAGAGGAGGCAAAGCGGCGGGCACGGAACCGGCAGAAGATGGCAAAGCCCTATGCGGATGCGACCGCGAAAGCGAAGGAACACTACGCTGAGACCGAGGAAAAGCTGCGGGAGAAGATTGGCGCGAAGGAGCGGAAGCTGGAGCAGCAGGCGGCTATACAGCGGGAAGCCGAACGCGGCCGGGCACGGGAAAAAGTGGCCATTGCGAAGGCGAAGAACGAACAGCGGCTGGCGCAGATGCGGGAGAGCCGGGATAAGGACAACACCCGGCGGGCCATCCGGAAGGTGACGGGAGAGCTGACAAAGCTGTACGAGCACCCGAAGGAGGGCAGCTACATCCCGGACTATCTGCTGGACAAGGTGATGCCTGTGCTGCAGCTGGCAAACGAGGTGACCGGGAACCGGGAGACCGCCGAGCGGCTGGCGAACTGGCGGCACCGGGGCGAGGATGGCTGGCACTACACCCCGATGCAGGACACCAAGACCGAGATGAACGCGGCGGTGGACGGACTGCGGCGGGGCATCCAGCGGGAGATGGAAGCGGGCGACCGGGCGAACCTGGAATGGGAGCAGAGCGGCCTGACCGACGCCATCGACAGCTGGCTGGCTGACGTGAACGACAACCGGGAACGGGAGATCGCGCGGCTGGAAGAGACCATCCGGAACGCGCAGAAGCTGGGCGACGAATCCGGCGGCATCGACGGCACGGCGATGGAGGCGCACCTGAACGCGCTGCAGAAAGAACTGGACGGCTACAAGAGCGGCGGCATGGCGGCGCTTTCGGCGGCGGAGCTGCGAGGGCTGCGGGACATCCTGGAGCAGACGGCGCATATCATCAAGATCGACAATGTAGTGGTGGGCGTACAGGAGGACGCCAGGATCGACGACTTTGCCAAGGGCACGAAGAGCGAACTGGAAGCGGCGAAGGGCGTGAGCAAAAAGACCGGCCTGCTGGGCAAGGTGAGCCGGAAATTTGGCAGCTACCGGATGAACACCATGAACATCGAGCGGATGTTCGAGAGGATGGGCGGCTATGCCCACGGCGGGTACCTGGAGAGCCTGGGGCAGATGCTGAACGACGGACAGCGGAAAAAAACGAAGATCCAGATCGAGTGCGATCGCATTTTTGACAACGTGACCGGCAAGGCCCACGAGAAGGAACTTTACCACTACACCCACGACCTTGTGGACATCGGGTTCCGGGACGAGAGCGGCCGGGCGCGGAAGGTGAACCACGACCAGTTGGCGGAACTGTGGCTGCAGCTGCAGAACCCGCAGGGACTGCACCACATCCTGCACGGCGGCATTACGCTGGACAACATGGAAGCGAAGGTGAAGGGAGACAACGAACTGGCACAGCTGGACCGCGAGACCGTGCGGGTGGGCGAGCTGAACCTGCGGGACGCGGAAGGAAAGCTGATCGACCTGCGGGACATCGAGATGGACGAGACGGCGGTGCGGCGCAGCCTGCTGGACGAAATCGAGAAGAACCTGACTGACTACGACCGGGCGTGGATCGAGGATTACAGAAAGATGAACGCAAAGACGAGCGGGTACATCAACGAGACGAGCCTGCTGTTGAGCGGCGTGCGGAAGGCAACCACCGAAAACTACATCCACATCAACGTGGATCAGGACGCAAACCCGGAACAGAACAAGGGCATCCGGTACGACAACAGCGTGGGCAACCCCGGCTGGCTGAACCACCGCGTGAACAGCTCGAAGCCGGTGCTGCTGGTGGGCCTTGTGCAGCAGGTGAACACCAGCATCGAGAATACGGCACAGTATGCGGGCATGGCCATCCCGCTGCGGAACGCGGAGAAGATCCTGAACAGCATGCCCGGCGGAAAGACCCTGTTCAAGCAGGTGGAACACACCTGGGGCAAGGCCGGACGGGAATACCTGAACAAGGCGCTGGCTGACCTGTGCGGCGTGAAGGACAGCCGGGAAGTGGGAGACGGTGCGTTTGCACGGCTGCGCAGCTTTGCAGCGCAGGCGGTACTGAACGCCAATGTGAACGTGACGCTGCTGCAGGCGGCAAGTTTGCCTACGGCGGCGGCAGAGCTGGGCTGGGGCAGCACGGGCAGGGCGGCGGTGCAGTTCGGCGCAAACCTGCTGGACCCGATTGCGCGGTTCTTTGGCAGCGAGGGCGAGGGTGCCCTGACGAAGATCGAAGCGCGGATGGCAGAGCACGGAGACGAACTGCTGCAGTACCGCCTGCGGGGCACCGGCACGGCAGAGCTGGGCAGCGCCGGGGCACAGAAGGGCTTCTTTGGCCGGATGCACGACGCGGCACGGAACAGCGACAACGCAGCGGTGAGCGGCGCGACCCACGCGGCGGACAAGGTCGTAAGCCTGTGGACGGGCGGCATTACCAAGGCGGACGAGATCACGGTGGCGGCGCTGTGGGCCGGAAGCGAGAGCTATGTGAAGAGCCACCCGGAGGAGTTTGCCGCCGGAGCGGAAGTGACGGACAGCCCGGCATACTGGGCGGCGGTGAACGAAAAGTTCCAGCGGGTGGTGGAGCGCACGCAGCCCAACTACACGGCGATGCAGCGCACCGGCTACCAGCGCACCAAAAACGAGATGGCAAAGTTTTTGATGATGTTCAGCACCCAGCGCCAGCAGAATGCGCAGATCTGGACGGCCAGCGTGGAGGACATGCTGGCACAGTATGAGCGGTACGGCAAGAGCAACAATGCCGAAGCGAAAGCAGAGATCAAAAAGGCGAACGAACGGTTTTTGAACGCGGCCACGAGCCAGGTGGCGCAGACGGCGCTGATCGCGGTGCTGGGGATCGGCGTGAAGTTCTTTTTGCACCGGTGGGATGACCTGCAGGACGAAAACGGCGACATGACCAGGAAGAGTATTCTGGACGCATTGACCTACGACTTTTTCAAGAGCTTTGTGGGCAACTGGACCGGCGGCAGCGAGGTGATGAGCGCAGGGGAGATGATCCTGAACCACAGCTTTACCAGCTACGACACCATCAGCATGACCGGCATTTCGGCCATCAACGACCTGACCGAGTGCATCGGGAAGGTGTACCAGCTGAACGCCGAGGACACCAGCGGGATGACCGAAGGGCAGCTGGAAGCCCACAAACAGAAAACGGTGCAGGCCGTGGCCGACATGCTGGGGCAGCTGGGTATGCTGCGGGGCGTACCCTACACGAACCTGAAAAAGCAGGTGCAGGCGGTGACCGGGTGGATGGACACGGCAGCGAACTGGAGCCGGGACGGCGGGAACTTCAACAGCCTGCCGGAGAGCGCCACCGGGCAGTACGACCGGCTGTACAACGCCTATGTGAGCGGAGACCCGGACGAAGCGCAGGCGGCCGTGAAAAAGCTGGTGGCCATGGGCAAGGAGGGCGAGATCTACAAGCAGCTGAAGACCCGGCTGAAGAAGTACGACGCCGACACCCGGGCGGCGGCAAAGGCACAGATGGAAGGGAACGAAGCCGAGCGGTACCGGCTGGAGACGGAGACCATCGAAGCGCTGTACGACGTGCTGGGCATCCGGAAGAATGTGAAGGAAGACGCGCCGAAGCGGGAAGCCGTGATCGACTGCGTGACCGGGGCTGTGAATGCACTGGAGACCGAGATGCTGAAGGGCGACAGCGGCGACGTGTACGCCGACCTGAAGGAAGCGGCGGACAGCTGGAACGCCGGGGACGTGCAGGCCGAGTATGACCGCCTTGTGAAGGCAGGCAGGAGCGGGGGTACCGTGAAGAACAAGATCACCGAGGCGGTGAAGCCGGAGTACCTTGCGGGCAGCGACGCGGACAAGCAGCGGATGGCGGACATGCTGCTGGCCCTGACCGACGCGGACGGCAAGGCACTGTACACCGAAAAGACCTTTACACAGTGGGAAAAGGCGGCAGAGAAGGCGGCACAGGAACAACCGGAAGAGGATCCGTATGCGCTGCTGCGGTGACAACCAGATGGCAACCATCCGGTGACGTTTTGTCACCCGTAGAAAACACCCCGGCGGGCACATCACATGGCCTGCCGGGGTGTTGCTGTTAAAAAGTACGCAGTTTCAGCGCGGGAAGAAGGGCGGTACACTGGAAGAAAAACGGAAGGAGGACAAGACCATGCAGGTGAAGATCCTGGAAAAGCATTTCGGCGGGGTGGAGTTTACTCCGGAAATGCGGGTGCTGCATCTGGGCGGACAGTCCAGTGTGAACGTGGAGACGCTGGAATTTACCCTGCCGGAGAGCTGGAAGGGAAAGAGCATCACGCTGCACATCCAGCGGCAGGACGGCAGCCTGCCGGCACCCATCCTGCTGGACGAAAACGCCAGCTGCACGGTGGGCAAGGAGTTCACGGCGTCGCGGTGCGGCAGCTGGATGCTGCTGGCACTGGGGGAGGACGGCTTCCGGGCGCTGACACGGCCGGCACGATACGACTGTTACGAGACGCTGGCAACGGACGGCGACGCGGAGATCAGCCCGACGCAGTACGAGACCTTTGTGGCGCGGGTGCTGGCGTACTCGAACAGCGCGGCGACCAGCGCACAGGAGGCGCGGAACAGCGCAGGCGCGGCCGCGAAGGATGCGAAGAGAGCCGAGGCGGCACGGACAGAAACGGTGACGGCGGCCGGACAGGCCGGGGCGGCACAGAAAGCGGCAGAAAGCGGCGCAGCCCGGGCCGAGGCGGCAGCCGATCGGGCGGAGAAAACGGCACCGGCGGACGGGCCGGTGAAGAGCGTGAACGGCAAGGGCGGTGTGGTGACCCTGACAGCCGGGGATGTGGACGCAGTGCCGGAGGACAGTGCGGGCTATGTGAAAAGCATCCAGCTGACCGGACGGACGCTGACCCTGACCATGGGCGACGGCAGCACACGGACGCTGCAGACCAAGGACACCACGGCACTGGATGTGATGACCGGCGTGCTGGGCGTGGAACACGGAGGAACCGGAAAGGACACGGCCCTGACGGCGGCGGATGTGGGTGCCTACGGCAAGAACGAGACCTACGCAAAGACGGAGGTGTACAGCCGGGAGGAGACCTACTCGAAAACGGAAGTGTACAACCAGAAAGAGGCCGACGCCAAGTTCGGCAGGCCTTACAGCCTGCCGCCTGCTACGGCAGACCAGCTGGGCGGCGTCAAGGTGGGCGACTATCTGGACGTGGACGAGGACGGCACCCTCAGCGCCAAAACGCTCAATGACAAGATCGCTGCCGCCGTGGCGGTAAAGTCGGAGCCCCGGCTGGTGTGGAACCACTACGAAGAAACCGGAAAAAGGTGGAAGACCTACGATATCAAAATGCCAGACGGCCTTGACTATGTGCACGTCAAGACACGCTACAACGGCCCCGGCAGCCCATACGGCGAAGAAGTAGACATCGCAAAAGGCGGCACCGCCAATCATAGCTACGGAAATGGCACTGGAATTTTCGCATCCAACACGACTTTCCAGACAAACGGGACCCTGCACTTTGCAACAGAAACGTCGACCGGCGGCTACACCGTAGAGATCTGGCTCACCGGCTACCACTACCCTACGCTGGCCGAGCTGCTGGCCGCAAACGGCATCTCCGCAGTATCCGAGCAGGACGAAGAAACAGAAGAACCTGACGAAACAGAAAGGACGTGACAAAATGGCAATCAAACAGTACAGCCTCGCCAAGGACGGTGCCAAGCAGCTGGCCCCGGGCTTTAAGGTGCGCGAGTTCCGGTGTCGCGACGGCAGCGACGTCGTGATGATCGACGAAAGCCTTGTGATGCTTTTGCAGTGCATCCGGGAGCACTTTGGCAAGCCCATCACGATCACCAGCGGGTACCGCACGGCGGCCCACAACGCGGCCGTGGGTGGAGCCAAGAGCAGCCAGCACCTGCTGGGCCGGGCGGCGGACATCCAGGTGGCGGGCGTGTCCGTCGAGGACGTGGCCGCCTACGCCGAAAGCCTGCTGCCCGGCTGGGGCGGCGTTGGCCGCTATCCCGTCAAGGCAGGCCGGGCAAAGGGCTGGGTGCACGTTGACACCCGCGCTAAAAAGAGCAGATGGACGCTGTGAGGGGGTGGCGCATGAAAGATTATTTTTGCATGGCGATTGGCGCGATCGGCGGCGTGATCGCCGGTCTTTTTGGCGGCTGGGATGCCGCCCTGCAAACGCTGGTGATCTTTATGGCCGTCGACTACATCACCGGTCTGATTGTGGCCGGTGTGTTTCACGCATCGCCCAAAACCAAGACCGGGACACTGGAAAGCAGGGCAGGCTGGAAGGGCCTGATCCGTAAGGGCGAAACGCTCCTGATCGTGCTGGTGGCTTGCCAGTTGGATGCCGTGATGGGCTCCGGCTTTGTCCGGGACGCTGTGGTCATCGGCTTTGTGGCCAACGAGACCATTTCCATCATCGAAAACGCCGGTCTGATGGGCCTGCCGATTCCGGCAGTCATCATCAAGGCCGTGGACGTGCTCAAACAAAAAGCAGATTGCCCTGATGGGCAGAAAGGATCCGATCATGTCTAACTATCATATCTCCGCCGGTACCATCGCCCGCACCGCCTGCCTGCTGCTGGCCCTGACCAACCAGATTCTCAGTGCCTGCGGCAAGCCCGTGCTGCCCATCGAGAGCGCCACCGTGGAGCAGCTGGTCACCGCTGGCATCACCACCGTGGCCGCGCTGATTGCGTGGTGGAAGAACAACAGCTTCACCACCGCCGCGCTGGAGGCCGACAAGACCTATGACCGGCTGAAGAGCCAGATCAATAAGTAAAAGTGTAACTAAAAGTGTAACCAAAGAATAAAAAGAAGCGTCAATTCTTAACGAATTGACGCTTCTTTTTGTGGTGGAGGCGATGGGAGTCGAACAGGTAGAGTTATTTTGCGCGCTGAAAAGACAATGCGCAAAATGACGAAACGACGAATAATACTGCACAACAAGTTGAGCGGGGAAACAAGTGAAAGTTGGAGCGCACAAGAAAAAGTGTAACCAAAAGTGTAACCAAAACAGGGAAATCAGCCGGTTGTGCTGTCGGGGGCGGTGCCGACGGCTTTGCGGAAGGCGGCGGTGGTGGCGACAGCCAGATCCTCGCGCTGGCCCTGAAGCTCGTGGCAGTAGACCCCGGCGGTGTCCATGTTTTTGCTGTGGCCGACCAGCATCTTGAGCTGGCTGTCGGTGAGCAGGCCGCTCTCGACACTGACAAAGGTGTGGCGCATCTCATAGAGAGAGACAGGCGGGTCAATGCCGTTGTCGTGCTGATACTTGCGCCAGCGCTTGGAAAGCGTGTCCTGATCCGGGAGCTGGAACAAGGGCGTGTTATAGTTGAGGCGGACGCCGCTGGACTTGAGCAGCTGCACCTGTGCGGTGTAGGCTTCGCGGGCCTCGGCGCTCATGTCAAAGGAGCGAATGGCGTTCTCGTTTTTGCCGGTGGTCTGCTCATCAAAAACGTTGATGCTGCGGCGGAGGTTAACGGTGTTGCCTTTGATGTCGCCGTACCACAGGCCGACGAGCTCACCGGGGCGAAGGCCGGTAGTGACCGCAAAGCGGTAGGCGTAAATATACTCGTCAAAAACACGGCGCTTGTAGTACAGGCGGGTGCTCACGCTGAACAGTACCTGCAGTGCAGCGGGCTGCAGAATGCTTCGTTCCCCGGTGCGGGCATTTTTGGGAATGGCGAGGTCTTCCGGATTCAGGGCGGTGTACTTATTATGGCGGCACCACTTGACAAAGCGGGTCTCGGTGGCGCGGATCGTCATAAGGGTCTTACGGCTCAGAGGTTCGGTGCTTGTCTGGCGCGGTTTATAGTCTTTGCGCAGGCAGCGTTTTTTAAAGGACAGGTTGATGCACTTTTGCAGATCGCCCTCGGTGAGCTCGTCGATGCGCAGCTCCCCGATGACCGGCAGAATGTAGTTGGCTCCATACCGGGTGCACTGATCAAGATAGGAGGTGCCGCAGGTGAGAGAAATATCCTCCAGCCACTCGGCATACAGGGCAGAGATCTTTTTGCGGCCGTCGTGGATGTTGTCATCAAGCCAGGCGTCGGCCTTGGCGTTGGCTTCGCGCTGGCCGGTGCGGCCGGGCGTGCCGCTGTAGAAGCGCTTTCGCTGGCCGTTTTTCTGCACGGAGACGCACCAGCGGTTTTCTTTTTCGATCCAGACAGCGGTGTTTGTACGCTTTTTCATGCTTTGCACACCTCCAGGTATACAGGTTGCGCGTCTGCCTAAAGCATGCTACAATACAGAGGCAGGCGCGACGAGTGGAATTCGTATTTTACTCCTTGTTACAGCCCGGCGGTGCATCGTACCACTGCCGGGCACTCTTTTTTTTGACGGGTTGCACGAAACTCCAAAACAGCTTATACTACAAACGGAGCGGCGGGTGCAGCCCCGTGCTCTGCATGATACCTCCTACTTTTCTTTTGACGGGTTTGAGCGGTTGGCAGAGGCCCCCTCGGCTGGGAACAGCTGAGGGGGCTTTTGCTTTTTTACAGCAACCCCTTGAAATCAGGCCGGAACTGTGCTTTATTAGTAGCATACAACAAGGAGGTGGTTCTATGCTTTTGATCGACAAGAAGCTTTTCAAGCAGGGCGCTTCCATGATCGAACCGTTTGATGAAGAACAGGTGACAAACATTGGCTACGACCTGAGAACCGACTGCTTTTTTCTGGACACCAATACGTCCAAGAAAGAAGTGGATCTGGCACCGGGCGATACCGTGTTTGTAAGAACGACAGAGACGCTTGATCTGCCGAATGACATGGCAGCAGCCGTGCAGCTGCGCAACAGCCGCATCCGGCAGGGGCTGAGCCTGACCGCGCCGATCTATCAGCCGGGACACAAATCAAAGGTGTTTTTCCGGGTAACGAATGCCACGAAACAGGTGATCCATCTGAACAGTGAGAAGGGCATCGGTTATCTGGTGTTCATCCAGTTGGAAGAGCCGGTGGAGAAACCGTACAACGGCGCATTCCAGAATGAAGATGCCTTTGTGGGCATGAGCACATACCGCGGCACGCTGGCGGATGATGTGACGGATCTGGAAAAGAAAGTGGACACGGTGAAGAATATTGAGAAGAACGTGTATGGAAATGTGCTTTCCATCATGGGCATCTTTATTGGTATCTTCAGCCTGATCAACGTCAATCTATCGCTGGCAGCGGCAAATGCAGCAATGGCAACGCTGCTGACCTTCAACTTTGCAACGGTGGGTGCCATCGCATTTCTGATCGGCCTGATCAACGCGATCCTGCCGGAAGGAAAGAACCACAAGATGATCTGGTGGGCGTCCGGCATTGCCTTTGCATTGTCGGTTGCAGTACAGTTCGTTTTGAAATAAGAGCTGCAGATAAAGCCCACCGGAAACGCCCGGCGGGCTTTTGTTTTGGCTAAGCGCCGTGCTGCTTGCAGGAGAAATCTGAAAATGATAAAATGAGATCAGGCAAGAGTACGAATTGCATTTACAATAGAAACGGAGCTCCAGCCAACCTGTGTGGTCGCCTTTGCCTGAAGCTCGACGGGCATATAAACTCCGCCGCGGGGCATGATAGCGATGATGGGCTTGCCCATGCGCAGGGCTTCGTCTGCTTCGTACTGCATCCATTTGTGATACAAGTTGTACATACCGCCGATCACGAGAACGACCTGCGCGTTTTTAATCTTTGCGGTGATGGCACGGCCGATCTCGGCATCGGTGGCGCAGACAGAGGAAAGCTGCAGGGGCTTTTCCTGCGGGGCAGAGTAATTGTAGTAAGAAAAGTAAGGCGCATTGTCCAGCATGGAGACGATGCGGCTGTATTCATCGCCGTATTTCCATGCGTGGCTGATGAAAATGCGATAAGGGTATAAAGCAGGCATTGAAACGTCCTTTCTGATGGGGAGAAGCTTATGAAATTCAGAAAAAAGCCGGTGGTCGTAGATGCATACCAAACCGACCGGGAAATGAACATTGAAACACTGGAAGGTGTGATGCATGCGGAACCGGGAGACTGGATCATCACGGGCGTAAACGGAGAACGTTATCCGTGCAAGCCGGATATCTTTGAAAAAACCTATGAGCCGGTGCCGGACTGAGATTTTTCCTTTGGGGAAAGCACTGCGGAATTTGAGGACTTCCACTTATTGCCCTCAGAAGAAAGCAGATTTTCGATGTTGTGCACGAAGAGCTGCTCGGCGGTTTCGTCGGTGCCGTAGGGGAACGCGCCCATGAGGTAAAGATTTTTCTCGTGCTTGAGCGTTTCGCAGGCGGAACGGTACTCAATCCAGTTTTCGTGATAGCGGCCAAGGCGTTCGGTGCCCTCGATCACGGTGACGATGGCACCCAGAAGCCCGACGATGAAGGCAATGGCGGAATTACAAGCGAACAGCTTGCAAAGGGAATCGGCGTAAATCCTGCAACGATGTCAGCAAAACTTAATACAGCTGGGCGTATGCGGCTGGATGAAGCACAACAGCTGCGGGATGAATTTTTCCCGGGGATGACAATGGACTATCTTTTCGGCGACACTCCGGAGAAGAGCGCATGAACCCTCTCAGTCGCCCCGAGGGCGCCAGCTCCCCCGAGAGGGGGAGCTTTGGAAGACGGAAGGAGGTGAAGAGGATGGCGGCGGTTTGCATTGCAGTG